CTCCCTGGAGGGGTGGCAAACGTCCCAAACGTCCCAAACCTCTCCTTCTATCACGATAGAAAGGGGTTTGCCACCTTTGACACCTTTGACACGTAGTGACGGAGGATCGGGGTTTGACACACCTGCTGTCGGTGCTCCTGTTGAGCTGTTTCGCAACAATGAATGGTGCAACGGGTGGGTCGTTGCCAATGCGAGCAATATGGGCAGCATCCGTGCTGCAAAGCTCGGAAGCCCAAACGTCTTGATCAGCAATCTGCGCTGGGGTCTAGACGTACGCCTTTGTCAATCTGGCTCGCAAGAGCCTGAACCAACTGAACTATTTGATTTCTGATGCCCGACTGCAATCGCAAATACCCCGTCCGCGTGGACGTGAGATTGACTGAGTCCGAAAGGGATGCCTTGAACGCTGAAGCCATGCAACGCGGCATCCCGCGCCAGGAGCTGCTGAGGGCTCGTGTGTTGAGCGAAGCCAACCAGCCTGCCCCTGTCCCTGAGATCAAGCCCGTGCATTACTCCAAAGGCCGCGACGTAATCGATCGAGCTATGGATGCTGTCAATCGCCGTTATGACATTCCTCACGCGCAATTGGAGCCGTTGATCTGCACTGTGATTTGCGCCCTGAACGCAAAACGTTGACAGCGGGTATGCCATAATACGCAGACAGCAGCCCTACGCATCTCCCCCTAATGGCTAAGCAGACCCAATCCTCAATCCTTGCCCAGGAAATCATCGCTTGTGGTTTGGCGGAACCTCAACGCCGCTTGCAACTTCAGGCGATCATCTCAGGGATTCTTTTTGCAAATCCTGGGCTTGACGACTTTGAGATTGGGGAGCTTATTCACGCTGAAATTTCTACGGCCCGCTGAAGGCTGTTGCCTTTTGCTCTCGGGTATGCCATACTTTGTGCATGGGAGAGATCCCGCACATCAAACGCTTTCAATCCATGAAAACCGCAACTACTTGGGACATTGTTTGCGCTGCTAACCAGCACCTCAATGCAACCAAGCAAAACTTTTTTATCAACCAATTTATTCCTGGTTGCTATGAGCTAATTTTTTGCGACGCTAACGGCACAACAACACGTCGTCGTTTAGGCAAGCCTATGGACGAAGTAACTGTTCGCGACTTTGTTGATCAAGTTGTATTTGCTAAAGCCTGATCATCTTGGCCCTGGAGACAGGGCCTCTCTTTCCCCTTCGCTTTAACACCATGCTTGGTTATCACCACACCAGCCTTAACTTGTTCGAAACCTTCGAGCGTTATCAGGACCAGCTAGACGCAAACAATCTGCTCAAGCTTGCGCGTGTCGAGCCTCGTTACACCGTCAACGCTTACAAAGGCTCTGAGCACATTTGGGAAGACTGGGCCTACGACAACGACGAACTTGTCAACTTGAAGAAAATTGCTGCTGAGAGCGGTTACACAGTCACCGTTCGTTTAGAGGACGACGAAGACTGATCGCCGTCGGGGCGCCTGATGCCTTGGCATGGAGGCTGAAAGCCATACAACACCCACCACCGTGGGAAAAGCAGGGCGGGCTTGGTGTCCCGATCAATACCCCGACTTCAAACATGGACGAACACTTCAAAGCACAGCAACATCAAAATGAACTCCGCGCCTTTCTTCGTTATGAAGCCAGACTCAGCCTTGCCTATCGCCAAACTGCGTACGCTCGAGCCAGACGGGCGCATCATGATCACGGTGGGCGAGCAACCGATTCAATTCAGGTCGATTGTGAGTAGCCATCATCTTGTCGAGGAAAAGATCATCCGTCTTCAGAGCTACTGGCTAAAAGCCAATCAAAACCAACATCTCTGAGCTACGCTATACATCAAGCGGTCTTTTTAGCTTGACATCAATAACATCTTTAAAATCAGACCATAAAAATGCACGACGTAGAACAGATCGATCTTCTGATCTGATCAAAGAATCGCTGCAACGTTATGGCGCTGCTCGAAGCATTGTTATCGATGAAGACAACCGCATCCTTGCGGGTAACGGCACCATCGATGGGGCAAAAGCCGCAGGCATCAAAAACGTACGCATCATTGAAACCGATGGTGACGAGATCATCGCCGTTAAACGCACCGGCCTATCAGAGGAGCAAAAGGTCGGCCTAGCTCTGGCTGACAACCGTACGGCTGATCTCAGTGAATGGGATCAGGAGATGCTGCATAAGCTTTCAGAAGAACATGACATCAGCCCTTGGTTTGATCAGGACGACCTGAACGAAATTCTCAACGTCACGGAGCTTGATCCTGAAGAGGGCAACACAGATCCTGACGACGTACCAACAGCACCAGAAGAACCCACTACCAAACCAGGCGACCTGTGGATCCTCGGGAAGCATCGCGTTCTCTGTGGTGATTCAACCTGCCCCACTGATATTGAACGCTTGCTCGGCGGAGAAAAGGCGGCTCTTCTTCATGCAGACCCGCCATACGGCATGGGCAAGGCTTCAGAAGGCGTAGCCAATGACAACCTCTACGACGAAAAACTCGACAACTTCCAAATGGAATGGTGGGCAACCTTTCGCCCATACCTTGAGGACAACGCTTCTGCTTACATTTGGGGCAACGCTCCTGAGCTTTGGCGGCTTTGGTACAAGGCTGGCCTTGGTGATTCAGAGTTGATGGAGCTTTGCAATCAAATTGTTTGGGATAAAAAGTGCATTCCTGGCATGAGAGCAGAAAGTCGGATGATGTATCCCACAACAACCGAGCATTGTTTATTTTTTCAAATTGGAAATCAATTTCGAGGCAGTATCAATACAGAGGATTTTCCTGAAACTTGGGAGCCTCTTCGCGCATATCTTGAGGGGCAAGCAAAAGCTGCTGCAATTGACCCACTAAAAATTCGCGAACTCTGCGGTGTGCAGATGTACGGCCATTGGTTTACTCGCTCACAGTTCACCCTTATTCCTGAGAAGCATTACGTCACTTTGCAAGCCGCATACGTTGGCCATTTCCAACGCCCGTGGCGGTCTCTCAACTCTGAGTGGAAAAAAATTAAAGGCGGGTCAGCAAGCCCGACATCTGCTAGATCGTATTTCGACAATGCTCACGACGCAATGCGGGACGTCTGGGAGTTCTCCCGAGTTCATGGCGACGAAAGGCACGGCCACGCAACGCCCAAGCCTGTTGACATGATGAAACGTGTCATGCTTTCAAGCCTTCCACAAAATGGGCTTTGCCTTGAACCGTTTGGCGGTTCTGGCTCGACACTCATGGGCGCACAGGTCACAAATCGACGCTGCTACACCGTGGAGCTAAAACCCGAATATTGCGACGTTATCGTGAAGCGGTGGGAAAGCTTCACAGGAGAAAAAGCAGTTCTTGAAACCAAGGAGCATTGATGGCAAACAAGTCCACAAAAATTGAAGTAGACATGCGCGTCAACCGCATCGCTCGCCTTTTGGCGAACGGTGCTGTCCGCTCTGAGATCGTGCAGTATTGCGCGAAAGAATGGGAAATCGCTGAACGGCAAACAGACACCTACATCGCCAAGGCGCGGGATCTTATCCGAGCTGATTGGGAAACAGATCGGCTGACTTTTACTGCAGAAATCCTTGCCCAGCTCGCCACGCTTCAAAAAGAGGCCCGCAAGACCAACAACCTGAACGCTGCACTGGGTTGCATCAAGACCGCAGCGCAGATCGCGCAAGTGCTTCAGTGACATTCCTTAGCCACATCGAAAGCGGATCAATTCTGCAACGTGTTGGAGAAAGTGACAGCAGTGCTTGGCTCAAAGTCGGAGGCATCGATAATCTTCTTGAACGCATCGCGGCAACACTTAACCCCGGCCAGCTCAGCGCCTTTGAGGTTGAACGCTTAAGCGCCATCGCCACATCACAAGGCGGATCACCCAACAGCATCCCTGAGATTGGCATCAGCGCCGGTTATGGCAGTGGCAAGACCTATTGCGCTCATGCCGTCGCCGTGAAGCTGGCCGCCTTGAATCAAGGCTTTGTTGGTTGTGTAATGGAACCAACTAGCGATATGGTGCGCCGCATTTGGGCACCAAAATTTCAAGATTTTTTAGATAGCTTCGGCATTCCTTACACTCCTCGCGTTGCGCCGTATGTAAGCCATACTTTGCACTTTCCTGGCGGTGATTCAACAATTCTTGGCCTTTCGTTTGAAAATTATCAGCGGATCGTTGGTGATGATTGGGCCTTTGCAATTATCGATGAGGTTGACACTGCTAAAGCATCAATTGCTCAGCGTGCTTATGACAAAATTCTGGGCCGTATTAGGGTCGGGAACTTTAATCAGCTCCATTGCTATTCAACGCCGGAGGGCTTCGGGTTCCACTATCAAACGTTTGGCACTGATGCAGCACGGGAAGGCAAGCGCAGAGCGTTGCTCAGGATGAAGACGGCAGATAATGCCCATAACCTCCGGCCCGGCTTTGTCGATGACCTGCTGAGCCGTTACACCCATGAGCAATGCCGCGCCTATTTAGAGGGCATTTATCAAAACCTGACAACCGGCACTGTCTACGATCGGTTTGACCGGGCCAAGCACGTCTCAGATGTTGATGATGATCCACGGACTGAGGAGCCGCTGAGAATCGGGATTGACTTCAACGTGGGCAATATGAACGCTGTTGTGGCGACCCGCCGTGGCAATGCTCTGCATTTCATCGATGAGATCAGCGGCGCTCACGATACTGATGCGTTAGCGCAAGAGATCTGCGTTCGTTATCCAGGCCGTACGCTTTACGGCTACCCTGACGCCAGTGGTGGCAACAGATCAACTAATGCGACCAAAACTGATCTGGAAATATTGGCCAGCTATAACATCCGCAATCAATCGCCTAAATCAAATCCGAGGGTGGCTGATCGGATTTCTGCTATGCAAAGTGCTTTGGAGAACGGGAAAGGCGAGATCAGAATACAGATCAACCCACGATGTAAGAAGCTGATCGAATGCCTAGAGTTGCAGGCATATAACGAACGGCAGGAGCCTGACAAAGAGTCCGGCCACGATCATATGAATGACGCGGCAGGTTATCTCGTTTGGCGTGAGCTGAACCCACTTCACAAGCGTGCAGGGCGTGGTACGGGACTCAGGCTATATTGATTGAACTGAGATCTGATGGACAACGGCTGGGTGATACCAGACCCCCCATCACGACTGTTCATCTAGATGGACTGGCCGATTCGTTTCTAGAGCGTCTAACGGGATTAAAGGCATTGAATGGGGGTGCGTGAATAACCGCCCCCTTTCTTGTATCTGCAGATCTGTCTATTAACATCAGACTATTGGGCGGGATTTAACTGTGTATTCAGGCTTCTCTGGTGGTCGCCAGCGCGTCGGCAACGTCACTCAGGTGAACGACCCCAGTACGGCTTGGGTAAAAATGCAGCCACATTGGGAGCTGTTAGAGGCATTACAGGGTGGAACTTTTGCAATAAGAAAAGGGCATCGAAAATATCTTCCGCAGGAACCCAGAGAGCAAGACCTCAGCTACGACGTCAGGCTCCAGCGCTCCGTCTGTTCCCCCTTTACGACTCGAATCGAAAAGATGTTGGCGGGCATGTTGACTCGCAAACCGGTCAGACTTGACGATGTAACTGATCAAATCCGCGAGCAACTATTTGACGTTGATTTGCAGGGCAACGACCTACAGAGCTGGCTTTTTTCTACATCAAGGATTTGCCTGAGGTACGGTCACGTCGGTGTTCTTGTTGATGCACCTAAAGCTGGTGACAATGGCCGCCCTTACTGGATTTCGTACTCGCCAAAAGACGTGCTTGGGTGGAGGTATGACTTAACGGATGGGCAGCAGAAACTGACGCAGCTTCGATTGTTTGAAAAAGTGCTTGTCCCAGATGGTTTGTATGGAGAGAAGCAAGTTGAGCAGGTGCGCGTCCTGACCCCTGGCGCATTTGAGATCTTTCAGAAAGATCAAAAAGGTGACTTCCGTGTTGTTGATGAAGGCACAACAAGCTTGAGCGAGATTCCGTTCAGCGTTGCCTACTCCAACCGCATTGGATTATTGGAGTCATTTCCACCGTTGGCTGATATTGCCGAGTTAAATCTGCAGCACTATCAGGTTCAATCTGATCTTTCGAACCAACTGCATCTAAGTGCTGTTCCATTGTTAGCCCTATTTGGATTCCCGCAGTCTGCTGAAGAGATCAGCGCAGGCCCTGGAGAAGCTTTTGCCCTCCCGACAGATTCACGCGCTGAATATATCGAACCCGCTGGCAACAGCTACGACGCGCAGTTCCGCAGGCTTGCACAAATCGAGGCACAGATCAACGAGCTTGGCTTGGCTGCTGTGATGGGCGCAAAACTTGTAGGTGAGACAGCCGAGGCTAAGCGCATAGATCGCAGTCAAGGCGATGCAACGATGATGCAGGTAGCAATGCAAATGCAGGACATGATCGACAACTGCTTGCGGTTCCACGCTGATTACCTGCAGGAGTCACAAGCTGGCAGCAGCCTTGTCAATCGTGACTTTATGGGCGCAAGACTTGAGCCACAAGAGATTCAAGCGTTGTTGCAGCTTTACACCGCTGGCACGGTGACACAGGAAACGTTATTGCTACAGCTTGAAGCGGGCGAAGTGCTTGGAGATGACTTTGACGTTGAGGCCGAACTTGAAGCCACACAGGCCGGTGGATTAATGGAAACACCGCAGCCAGTTCCACAGCAGGAAGTCACAATGCCTGAAGGAGAACCGGAGGTAACCGATGAGCTGGCTGGATGATTTGCGCAAGCCAAAAGCAGAACAACCATCAAGTCGAGAGTTCTTTTATTCGCATGACAGGCTTGCTAATCAGTATTTTGCTGTCATCCGACTGACTTGGTATTTGGACGGCAAGGTTTGCGCCGTAACCGAAAGCAGTATTGCTATTTATGACAAAGATGTCGTGGCGGAATTTACGTCAATTTTGGATAACGCTCTGAAGCTTGGCGCTGATGCGTCTGTTGTTTGCATTGAAGAAGCTCAAGCCCTTGGCATTCATGAAAAATGAGCACACCTGCCGAGCTTTACCGCAATGCAATCGACCTCAACCGATTTAGCAACAGCGTTGCAAAGCGGATTGTCATTACATACAACGATCTTATTTTGGATGCTGTTGATCAGTTGCGTCGGCTTGATGAGCTTGACGTTTCTGCTAAAGCTGTACGGCTGCAAGCCATTCTTGCGCAACTGAAAGAATCTCTTGATGGGTGGGCCGGTACAAGCACTCTTGCAGCAGCTCAAGAGTTGCAAGGCGTAGCGGAACTGCAAGGTGAATTTGTGGCAAATGAATTACGAAGGGCTTTGCCGATTGATTTAAGAGAACAAGTAAGAAGCATTCAGATCAGCCCACAGTTTGCCCAAGCTGTAGCAGTAACAGATCCAACGGCCTTGAGTGTTGTCGCATTAAGCGATGATTTGCAGGCTGCAGTAGCTGGAGCACGGCAGACCTTTCAATTGACAGCTACTCAGGGAACAATGATTACGTTGCCAAACGGCAAGGTGCTTGCAAAATCGTTTCGTGGCTTGGCCGAATCACAGGCTGATCTTTTCGCAAAGACTGTTCGGAATGGATTGTTAACGGGTGAGTCAACTGACAAGCTGGCGCGGCGCTTGAAGGGTCGTTTGAAGTTTGGGGATACAGGGCCTTTGTCACGCGGGCAAGTTCGCGCAGCAGGTTTATCAGTGAAGCAACTTGTCCAGGCTGGTGGTGAGCTTACCTCGGTTGCCAATCGTCAAGTGATGGCACTGGTGCGCACCAGCATCAACCAAGTGGCAAACGCATCAAGCCAACAAGTGTATGAAGCTAACCAAGATGTGACCAAGCGTTATCGCTACGTCGCAACATTGGACAGCAGGACATCTCCAATCTGTCGTGCATTGGATGGCAAAGAATTTGATTACGGCAAAGGCCCAACACCACCGCAGCATTTCAACTGCAGATCAACGACTGTTCCTGTCATTGATTACAAGGGGCTAGGCATTGAGCCACCACCGCCAAGTGATTTAAGGCGTCCCAACACTGCGTTTGGTCCATCACGCAGTACAAGAAGCGACACGGTGCCAAGCAATCAAACGTATGGCGAATGGCTTGAGAAGCAGCCAAAGGCCGTAAAGGTTGACGTTCTTGGCGCGTCTAAGGTTTCGTTTTTTGAAAGCCGCGTCAAAAAAGTAGGGCCTACTCAAGCGATACGGGATTTTGTCAGTCAGGACGGTTCAGAGTTAACCTTGGACCAGCTCAAGCTTAAGTATTCCAATGGGAAAGCTTCATAGCAGATTTCAACTCACGCTTTCGGGCGAAGAGAAGAAAGCCAAACCCGCAGCCAAAAAAGCTGAGGCCAAGAAAACAGCAACTAAGGAGCAAGGTTGATGCCTAGCTACTCCGGGCCAAAGAAGCCACAAAAGCCTGCTCCTAAGAAGAAAAAAGGAGGCAAGAAAAAGTGAAGAAGGGTTCCCGCGTTAGCTGGGTTTACCAAGGCAAGCGGACTTTTGGCGTAGTCACCGGCAGCGGTGGCAAGCGTGCATCAGTCAAAGGGCCAAGTGGCGGCACGATTACTCGTGTTGGCACTGATGCTGATCCTGTTGTGCGGATCAAATCAGAAAGCACGGGCAACCCTGTTTTGAAGCGCCGCTCTCAACTGAAGGCGGCACCAAAAGGCAAATGACCATCGAGCGTGGTGGCCATACGTTTGCGGGCTACGACAAGCCAATTAAGACGCCGAATCATTCGAGCGGCAAATCACACGCCGTTGTGGTCAGTCTTAAGGGCAGCCCGAAGCTCATACGTTTTGGGATGCAGGGCGCAAAAACAAAGCGCCCGCGCAAGGGCGAATCAGCGGCGGATAAGGCAAAGCGTGCGTCTTTTAAAGCGCGTCATGCGAAAAATATCGCTAAGGGCAAAACAAGCGCGGCGTTTTGGGCGAACAAAGTCAAATGGAGCTGATAGCCTTTAAAGGCAATTTAGCCTGTGGCTAATTCATGTCCGAAGAACAAACTGCTCCTGTGGAGCAATCTGTTGAAACCAGCGAATTAAAAACAGAACTCGATTCAATGAGG